ATTTTCTATGACCGAAATGCCCTATTTGTGCTGGGCTTTTTTATACACTAGCACTGGGGTGAATAGTTACTACAGCAATACGCTTTCGATGGAGACTATCTAATTAGCGAACCGGTATTGTTAGAGGAATAGGTTTATTGCACATTCCGAAGAAAAAGATGCAACAAAAAAAGCCGGACTTCTCCCGGCGTTAACAGCTCTCTGCATTAAGTATAACACAGGAGGGGTCCGATGGAGGAGCTTTTGAAACAATATAGGGAATCGTTACGATCGGCAAAGAAACTCCTAGAAAGGGCATCGGATGAAGACAAAAAGATAATTAGAGGAATGATTTCGGACCTTGAATTTGCGATAGAGTGGATGGAGACTAGCAGGATGCCGGGAAATAGAAGAGGCATTGAACGAAGAGCTGCATATCAACGGGAGAAGCCTTTCGATCCGTTACTGATGCAGAAATTTTTCCGTTCCAGTGAACCGGTATATGAATGGGACGATCACAATAAGGAAAGTGTGATTACAGAATGGGACAAGCAACGGATTGAAGATGCATTATCCGTGCTGACAGACCGAGAACGAGAAGTCTATTTGATGTCACGTGGATATTGCCTCACCTATAGCGAAATTGCCAATTATCTTTGTATCTCGCCCAGCAGCGTACAAACCATGATCGAACGAGCTGAAAAGAAAATAAAAAGACGTATAAACGAAAGCCTCTTCTGCTTATGCGGATGAGGTTTTTGTCGTGTAAATGCCACTAATAAGTGAATATTGCATTTTCGTTCATTGGAGTGATGAACATGTACAAACTGCGTGAAGCATTGATTGATAAAGACAAACAAAAGTTAAACCGCATGAAGAAAGACAGGATGACCTGGCACGATTGGCTCGATGTGATGGGTGTTCGTCGCGACACGTACAAGCGAGTGCGCGGGGCGATTTGAAGGAAGTGAGGAGGTAGGTGATGATGTAGATGCGGAAGTTGACGGAGAAGCAAAAACGGTTCGCTGATTACTACATCGAACTTGGAAATGCGGAAGAGGCAGCGAAAAAAGCTGGATATTCTGGTGCTACGGCTCGAGGTCATGCGCACAAACTGTTGCAAAATGTTGCGATTAAAGAGTACATCGGTCAACGCTTAGCTGAAAAAGATAAAGCACGCGTCGCTTCGCAGGATGAGGTGCTGGAGTTTTTGACAAAAGTGCTGCGTGGTGAGGTCACGGAAGAAATCCCTGTCGGAAAAGGCGAGGGATTTTTTGAATTAGAAGATAAGACACCTAGTATTCGGGATCGTGTTAAAGCTGCCGAGCTCCTCGGCAAGCGCTTCGCCATGTGGACCGAGCGCCAGCAAATTGACGCCAATTTTGGTGTTCAAATTATCGATGACATCGGTGAGTCCGATGAAGCAGATTAGGCTTTCTGAAGTGTTTACACCAACGTTCCAAAAAGTGTGGGCGCTGGTGAAACAGCAACGTTATTTGCGCTATGTACTGAAAGGTGGTCGGGCCAGCGCCAAATCTACGCATATCGCAATGATGGTGTTATTGCTGGTGATGCGGTATCCGGTGACGGCTCTTGTTGTACGCAGGGTCGGGAACACGCTAGCGGATTCGGTGTTGGAACAGCTGAAAGAAGCGATGGAAATATTGGGTGTCACAGAGTATTTTCAAGTGACGATCAACCCGATGCGGATCACGTATCTGCCGCGAGGAAATCGGATTCTGTTCCGCGGTGCTGATGACCCACAAAAAATCAAATCCATTAAAGCATCGAAATTTCCACTAGCAATTATGTGGATCGAAGAGCTTGCTGAATTTAAGACAGAAGAAGAAGTGTCTGTCATCGAAAAGTCGGTGTTGCGCGGAGAGCTTCCAGATGGGTTGAGATATACGTTTTTTTACAGCTATAACCCGCCAAAACGGAGGCAATCATGGGTGAACCAAAAATACGAAACGCAGTTTCTTCCTGAAAACACGTTCGTTCATCACTCGACGTATTTGGATAATCCGTTTTTGTCGCAGGATTTCATGGAGGAAGCGGAGCACACAAAGCGAACGAATGAAATGAAGTATCGTCATGAATATCTCGGTGAGCCGATTGGAAGTGGCGTTGTTCCATTCGACAACTTGGTGTTCCGAACCATTACAGATGACGAGATGAAGAGATTTGATAACATCCGACAAGGTATCGACTGGGGATATGGAGTCGATCCGTTTGCATTTGTGCGTTGGCACTACGATAAGACACGAAGAATCATTTATGCGATGGATGAAATATATGGTGTGAAGCTGTCGAATCGTGAAGCAGCCGAAAAAATCAAAGCAAAAAACTATCATCTCGAACCGATTATTGCCGATAGCGCCGAGCCGAAGTCGGTGGATGAGATGAAGAAAGAACACGGCATACCACGAATCAAAGGCGCTAAAAAAGGCCCAGGAAGCGTAGAGTATGGTGAGAAATGGCTCGATGATTTAGAGGCAATTGTCATTGATCCAAAACGCACACCGAATATTGCGCGGGAATTTGAGTCGATTGACTATCAGGTGGACGCAGACGGCAATCCGAAACCGAAGTTGGAAGATAAAAATAATCATTGTTTGTTAGGAGATACTATAATAAACACACCGACAGGAAATTTTAAAATTAAAGATTTAGTTGGTAAGAGCGGAATGGTTTATTGTTTTGATGTAGTAAATAAAAGGGCTACTGTAAGTCAATTTTTTGATGTTAGATTGACTAGAAGAAACGCGGACGTTTGGGAAATAGAGTTGGAAGACGGTAGGAAAATCAGAGCAACAGATGATCACCCTGTTCTCACGAAAGAAGGATGGAAAGAACTAAAGCAATTGATTCCTGCACAAGATTGCATCTTGGACATGTCTAATCATATTAGATACAATTAGATATGAAATAGAACCAAGAGAGGTGTAGGAATGATAAAATATGAGAATAACGGTAAATATGCGTATTTTGATGGAATAAAATTCACCAGGGATGATAAAACAGGATATTATTTAAATTCAACTATTAGAAAAAGACTGCACAGATATGTTTGGGAGTACTTCCATGGAGAAATTCCGAAAGGATGGCATGTTCATCATATTGACGGTGATAAAAACAACAACCACATCAGTAATTTAGTTATCATTCCACATGGAAAGCATGCAACTCTTCATGGGGAGATGCATGCTCTTGATGAACGATGGTTGGAATGGGCTCGAAATAATTTAGCGAAAAACGCACGTCCAAAAGCTAAGGAATGGCATAAAACTGAAGAAGGAAAAGCGTGGCATAAGGAATTATGGAAGCGTTCGATTGGAAAAATGGAAAAACAGGTTTATAAATGTGAGTATTGTGCACAAGTGTTCGCTGCGAAACCTAATACAAAAAATCGTTTTTGTAGCAACAAATGCAAGTCAGCTTGGAGAAGAAAAGAAGGATTAGATAATGAAGAAAGGGTGTGTGAGTGTTGTGGGGAACGTTTCGTTACCAACAGATTTAAAAAAACAAAATACTGTTCTAAAAAGTGTTCAAACAAAGCAGTTCCACGACTCCCACAATTACGTAAGAATTAAAAATATAAGGTATATAGGCAAAGGAGATGTTTACAATATGGAAGTAAAAGACCACCACAACTTTTCAGTTGAAGGTGGTCTTATTGTTCATAATTGTATCGATGCTACACGCTATGCGTTCGAAGATGACATGAAACGGCCATCGGTATCGATTTTGAAATAAGGGAGGTGAGTGTGTGCTGATTGAAGATTTATTTCGCGCACCGTGGCATGAGCAAGTGCTTTCAGAATTATCGAAAGGAATCATGACAGACGAACAGCTTTTGGCGGCCATCGTGAAGGATTGGGAAACGAGCGATAAGCGTAAATGGATGGTGATTGGCGAGCGATATTATCGTACGAAAATGGACATCGAGAAGAAGCAGCAAGACATTATGTGGCGTTCGAATCAAAAGCTGGCTCATGATTTTGTGAAGAAGCTTGTCAATCAAAAGGTTGGCTATTTACTTTCGAAGGAGCCGACGATTGCGACAGAAAACGAAGACTATCGCAAAATCATGAAAGACATGTTCGATAAACGGTTACTGAAAACAATTAAAAACCTCGGCAAAGAAGCGATCAATAAAGGGATCGCTTTTTTATATGTGTATATTGACGAAAAAGGCGAGTTATCGTTTAAAAAGATTCCAAGCGAGCAGATTATTCCGTTTTGGTCCGATAATGACCATGAAGAAATCGTGTCGTTTATTCGTGTTTATGAAGAGGTCATTTTCATGAATGGCCAAAAGCAAAAACAAAAGAAGGTCGAGTATCATCATCCGAAAGGAATTCGATATTATGTTTGGCAGGCAGATTCGCTTGTCCCAGATGTGTTGGCTGGAGTGGAAACAAACTATCATTTCATGATCGATGGAAAGCCGTATCTGTGGGAGCGCATGCCGTTGATTGCGTTCAAGTACAATGAGGAAGAGCAGCCACTGATCGACTGTATCAAGTCATTGATTGATGACTACAATTTGCAAGCTTCCGTAAATGCGGATCTGTTGGCTGACATCCCGAATTTCATCTATAAGTTAGTAAATTATGGCGGGACGAACTTACAGGAATTTTTAAATGATTTGAACCGATATCGGGCGGTAAAGTTAGATGAAAACGGCGATGTGGATAAGCTCCAAGCCGATCTTCAGACAGACGCGGTGGAAAAAGAGCTTCTTCGGATCCGGAAAGCCATCTATGAATTTGGACGCGGGGTTGATACACAGGATGAGAACCTGGGCAACGCCAGTGGAGTGGCGCTTCGATACCGATATTCGGATTTAGATATGGACTGCAACATCCTTGAAACCGAGTTTCAATCAAGCCTAGAACATTTGATTTGGTTCATCGACCAGTATTTGCTCATGACAGGAAAAGGCGATTTCACGAATGAGCCAATTTCAATTATCTTCAACCGTGACATCATCATTAATGAGTCAGAGGTGATCGCCAACTGCCAGGCGTCGGTTGGTATTCTCGATGACCAGACAATTCGTGAAAATCATCCGTGGTATACGGAGCAAGTCGAGGAACGATTGAAGAAGCAACAGGAACAAGAACAAATGTATAACGGCTACCAGGGCGCGTTCCAGCAACAAAGGAAAGATGGGAACGTAAATGAATAGCCGGCAGTATTGGGAGCAGCGTGCCGCGCAAAGAGAACAGGAAGCGCAGTTGATTGTCGAGAAATATTTAGCGCAGATGCAACAGCGACTGAAAGAAGCGCAGCGAGATATTGTGCGACAGATTGAAGCGTTTTACGCAAGGTATGCGAGAGATAACAAGCTTTCATTGTATGAGGCGAAAAAGATTTTAACGTCCCAAGAAATTGAAGAATTTAAGCAAGTCGATTTGGCCCGGTTTCGTGCTATGGCCCTCGCGGGAAATCCGCAATACGAAAATTTGCTCAACGCAGTCAGTTATCGTGTTCGGATTTCGCGATTAGAGTTGCTTTTAGCGCAAATCGAAATGATGATGCTGCACCTCTATGGCGGAAAAAACGGATTGCAGGAGTACACCTATACGGGGTTGGTCGATGTGTACCAAAACTCGTACTACCACTTCATGTATGATTTCGCGATGGCCGGCATCCCTGCAAACGTTCAAATACTTGATGACAGCACCATGCGCGAAGTGATGTCGTATAACTGGAGTGGCAAAGAGTTTTCTGAACGGATTTGGGGCCACGAACAAGAAACCATGCAAAACATTCGAAAGTCGCTCGAACAAAGCTTCATCATCGGCCGGTCCATCGATCGGACGGCCAAAGAAATAGTGAGAGTGACAGACGTTGCATACTCGCGCGCCGAAGCGTTGGTTAGGACGGAAGCGAGCTTCTTTCACAATTTAGCTGCGCACAACAGCTATCGCGATGCAGGAATGGAGAAATACGAGATTTTGGCCACGCTCGATATGCGAACATCAGATATTTGTAGATATCAAGACGGCAAGGTTTATAACGTCAAAGATTATAAGCCAGGCACGAATGCGCCGCCGTTTCATGTGCGCTGCCGAACGACGACGATCCCGCATTTTGATGAGTCGGAGTACACAAACGGCGAAAAACGCCAGTCCATGAATGGATTGGTGGGTTCGGTTCCTTATGAAGAGTGGTATAATGAACATGTATTGAAACCGAAGCTCGAGGCGGAACGTAAAGAAAGAGAGAAGCGCCAAGCGTTAGAAGAACAGATACGAGCCGATATTCGTAATGGTGTTTATAAATTGGAACACAGCCGAAACCATTACGACAAGCATAATCCGTCTCATAAACGCTATCTTGATTATGTAGAGAGAAATAAAGCAAAGGGTAAGCAGAAGCCAAGCTATTTAACGATTTCTTATGAGGAAGCTAATGAGTTAGTGAGAAAATATGCTGGTACTGGTGTACTTCAATTCAGTAGCAAAGGAGAATGGATAAATAAAGAACTCATAAAAGGTGATAAATACATCGGGGTATATGTGGATCAAACAACGGGAGAAGAAGTAAAAACAAAAGACTTTAAAATACATTATAGTAAGACAGGAACTCATATTGTTCCAACTTTAATAAAAGAAAGAGGGATGGAGCATTGAGATTATGGGAATATGTAGGAAAGAAAATAAGAGTTACTCTCAAAGATGGTGAAATATTAGAGGGGATTGTCCAAGATTATACCGACCAAGAAGATACCGATAATGATTATGATAGTCTTGACATGTTTATCGACGGAAAATATATCGGTGTTGGTGAGCCAGAAATTAAGTCAATTCAAATTATAGAATAAGCACCTAACCAAACAAAACGGTTATGTGCTTTTTTATTTTCCCTCGTCTTTTTAGCATTTGTAGACGTTAAAGAACAAAGCGGTTCGTGGCCGTAACCACGTAAAAAAACGTAACCTGGAGGGGAACAAGAATGAAACGTGAATTTCTCGAAAGTTTAGGACTGGAGAAAGAGGTCATTGACAAAATTATGGCCGAGCATGGAAAGTCGGTTGAAGCTCACAAGACCAGAGTCGATGAGTTGAAAGCCAACCTTGACGATATGAAAAAACAGCTAGAGCAGCGCGACAACGACTTAAAACAGTTGAAAAAGCAAGCCGAGGGAAATGAAGAGCTACAAACGAAGCTTGCGGATTTAGAGAAGCGATATAAAGAGGAGAAGGCGGCATATGAAGCGAAAATCAAAGAAACGCAATTGAACAGCGCGATTAAACTTGCGATTAATGGAAAGGTACATGACGCCGATTTGGTCGCGTCGCTTCTTGACAAGGACGCTATTGAATTAGACGAAAACGGAAACATCACGAAAGGACTGGATGAGCAGTTAAAGACGCTGCAAGAAACCAAGTCCTTTTTATTTGTGCCTGAAAACAACCATCAACCGAAAATTACGGGGATCAAACCAGCTGAAGGCAATCCGACTGGCGGGGATCCAGAGGATCCGTTTTTAGCTGGATTTAATTCTATTTAATGTGTAGGAGGTAATGAACAATGCCAATTAACTATGCGGAGAAGTATGCGCCATATGTCGACGAGCGTTTCAAAAAACAATCTCTTTCGGGTGGAGCTGTAAATCAAGATTTGGAGTGGGTTGGGGTTGAAACGGTCAAGGTGTTCTCGATCCCAACAGCACCGATGCAAGATTATACGCCGTCAGGAAACAATCGTTATGGCACACCGGTCGAACTGGAGAACAGTGTGCAAGAAATGAAAGTAACACGCGATCGGTCCTTTACGTTTACGATCGATAATAAATCGAAACAAGATACCATGGGTGTCATGGAGGCCGGCAAAGCACTTGCCCGTCAGATTGACGAAGTGGTTGTTCCGGAGGTGGACATCTATCGTTTTGCAGTCATTTGCGCCAACGCAGGCACGACGGCGACGGCGCCGATTACAAAGGATAATGCGTATGAGGCGTTTTTGGATGCGACAACGACACTTACAGACTTGAAAGTGCCATTGGTTGGTCGCGTAGCGTATATTGGCGCGAATTTTTATAAACAAATTCGCTTAGACCCGTCTTTCATTAAAGCGTCTGATCTTGCACAGGATGCACTAATGAAAGGACAAGTCGGTCAAATTGATGGGATCCCATTGATTACGGTGCCTTCTTCTTATTTGCCGGCCAACGTCGAATTTTTCATTACACACCCGATGGCAACAGTGGCGCCGATTAAGCTGACTGATTACGTAACGCACGAAAACCCACCAGGCATTAACGGTACGCTTGTAGAAGGTCGTATTCGTTATGATGCTTTTGTATTCGAGAATAAGAAGAACGCCATTTACGTGCACAAAAAAGCGTAAGGGGTGACAAGCGATGAAGAAGTTTAAAAAGGGCGAGGACATTTTGATCGCGCATAATGACGTGCAGGAAGCTGCCTTTAAAAAGGCGGGGTACGAAGAAGTGGTGGAGGAAGAAGTAAAGAAGCAGGCGAAGAAATCGGAAAGGGCAGCTGAATAACAATGACGGTGCTTGATATTGTCAAAGCCAAGCTCGACAATCCACCGTCAGATGATCGCTTGGCCATGTACATTGAAGAAGTGGGGCAAGCGATTAAAACTTTTTGCAATCGCGATGACATACCGGACGAACTGCGGTATGTTCATGCGAACATGGTGGTCGATTATATTCGTTTGAAGCAAAAAAATGCTCCCAATGCCGAATTGGCTGTTCAATCCATTAAAGAAGGGGACGTGCAAGTTACGTTTACAGCTCATGAAAAGAGCCAAGGAGAAACAGAAGTGGAAAGCATCGTTCATTCCTATAAGAGCGCTTTGTATAAGTTTCGTAAAATGAGGTGGTAGCATGTCGGTTCGTGACATCTTTCTCAAAGCTAAGCCTGCGGTCGAACGGCTGTATGACCGAACAGCTACCATTCAGCGGTACGAACCGTATCAGAAGCCAAATGGCGCCGACGGAATGCAGTGGGCGACAAAGCACGAAAACGTGCCTTGTCGCCTTTCAACTGTTGGCATGCAGACGCTCAATAACGCATCGCAAGGCGAAGCCAACATCATTCAGTATGATGTCAAAGTCTTGTTATCCGGCGACGTTGACGTACGCGCCGGCGATATATTTATCATCGATGGCGTTCGATATGAGTCGGCCAAAGAACCGTTTGTGTATGTTACCCACCAGGAGGTGTTGCTCATCAGAAAGGGGTATGCATAATGGGCTATGAGTTTAGTGAAGTTCGAGTGCTAAAACAGCAGTTGGTGGAGCTGAATAAAATCGCTCATCAAGTGCAAATGAGAGTGGCCGGACGCATCGCACAGCTAGCCATTCGAAAGGTGAAAAAACTAACGCCCGTTGATACCGGAAACTTGCGAAACAACTGGAAGTATTATGTGATGAGCAAGGGTGATACGATATATATTCACATTTACAACCAGGCAGAATATGCATCGTTTGTGGAAAACGGACATCGTATCGTGGTGGCTGGACAGACCGTCGGGTGGGTAGAAGGACGGTTTATGTTGAAGCTAACGATGGATGACATGCGCCGAATCGCCCCGAACATGTGGCAACGGGAGATCGAAAAGGAGATGAGGCGGATCTTTGGAGATTAAAACACTCATCATTCAACAAATTAAACAGGTGTTTGGAAATGCCAAAGTATACGACGAGAAAATTAAGCAGGGGCTTCAAACTCCTGCTTTTCTTGTGCGTATCATTCAGTCTGATCAGGAACGAAAAATCAAAAGGCAAGTGTGGCGGTCCTACTCGTTTAATGTGGTTTATTTCCCACAATCGACCGAAATCGATGCGGAATGCGACGATGTATTTGAGACGTTCCAGAACGAATTCCAATACATCGCCAATCGCTATCATGTGCATCGGCTAGAAGGGACAAAAGAGGATGATGTGCTTGTCATTACATTTGCTGTTTCTGTACGGCTTCAAGAGAAGACGGACGAAACAAAGATGCAGACGTTAGGAGGGGTGGAAGTTGGCACGACAAACTGAAAAAAGCACGTCAGAGGCACGATATGGAAAATCGGCTTTTATGAACGCGACGGAATATGGGAAAGATCGATGGTTGCTTGAGGTTCTTTTAGATGATGCGAAAACGTACACGAAAGAAGAAGTCGACTCACTGTTAAGCGAATGGAAAGCGAAGGAGGTTCAATAATGGCAGGAGGTACATGGAAGACGCAAAACAAAATTCGTCCTGGCGCGTATATCAATTTTGAAACGAACAGCCTGAACACAACGACGCCGGACTCCAATACGGTTGTGGCCATTCCCATCAAATTAGATTGGGGCGAAGCGAGAAAGTTCGTAAAGGTCACGCCGAACACCAAATTTAAAGAAGTGTTAGGGAAGAATTTGAACGAAATCGTTCCACTCCGTGAAGCGTTCAAGGCAACCAGTCAAGTACTGATTTTTAACTTGAATAGCGGGGGGAATAAAGCCGCGGCAACGGGTGGAGGATTGACAGCGACCGCCAAGCACGCCGGCTCTGATGGCAACAAACTATCGGTAGTAGTGACGGCGAATTTAGACGGCACGGCGACGGTGAAAACATATTTTGACGGGGATATCGTTGACACACAAACGGTAGCTACCATCGCCGACTTACAACCAAATCCGTTTGTGACGTTTAGCGGTCAGTTGCCCACATCCGATATCACATTGACACTGTCTGGCGGAACCACAGGGATTGCAACCAATGATGCCTATGCGGAATTTGCGGCAGGTCTTGATACCCAAGATTTCAAGGTGGTCGCGGTTGGTACGGACGATCCAACAGTGAAAGCGCTGCTGGCGCTCAAAGTAAAAGAATGGCGCGAGAATTACGGAAAAAACGTGACGCTCGTTACGAACAGCTACAATGCTGCTGACCATGAAGGTGTGGTGTCTGTTCTCAATGGTGTCACGCTTAAGGGAAACGAGCAGCTATCGGCAAAAGATGCGTTGTATTGGTATGCGGCGGCGTACGCGAGTGCCGGAACAAGCTCGCTGACATATGCTGAGTATCCAGGAGCGGTGGACTGCGAGCGCAAAACTCATGAGGAAATCGAGCAAGCGTTGAAAGATGGCCATATCGTCTATACATTCAATCGGGACTCGGTAGTGGTGGAACAAGACATCAATACGTTCCGTTCCTTCACACCGACCAAAAATCAAGATTTTCGCAAAAATAAAATCATTCGCGAAATGGATATCGTTTCGGATAATACGCAGTATATCTACTCTAAGTATTTCATCGGAAAAGTGAACAACAACGAAGATGGGCGGAATTTGTTCAAAAAAGAGATCATGAAAAGCGTGTTAGATCCTCTCGTGCGAGTTGGGGCTTTAGAGCCATATAATCCAGATGAAATTGTAGTTGAACAGGGCGATGAAAAAGATGCTGTGTTGGTCAATGCAGGACTGAAATTCGTCGATGCCATGGAAAAGCTCTACATGACAGTGGCATGCAAGTAATAAACGGAGGTGATCGATATGCCGCGTGTAATGGAATCGAAAGACGCCATTTCTTCGAAAGAAGGGACGCTATATATTACGATTGACGGGAAGTCATATGAGTTTGCAGAGATTGTAAAGTTTGACGCGACCATTGAGTATATCAAGGCTGACGTCAAACGTGTCGGTGCACGTATGAACGGCAGCAAAATCGTTGGAGCAAACGGAAAAGGAAATATGACGTATTACTACCACCGCCCGGAAATTCGAGCGATGGCGTTGGAATATTTGCGGACAGGGAAAGCGCCGATTTTCGATGCGATGCTCGTTAATGCAGATATTACGAGTGCGGCTGGCAAGCAAACCGCGATCATTAAAAATATTGTGCCGGACAGCACACTCATTGCTAAATTAGACGGAGATTCAGACGATGTCCTAAAAGATGAAGTGTCATTCACGTTTGATGACTTCGATTTACTAGACCAATTCAAAACCATTAATTAAGGAGGACCTATATGAGCAAGTTTAAGGCGTTTTTAAAAGGGAATGCGAAGCCATACGAAAATGTAGAGCTGAAACTGGATCGTTTTGACGAACCACTCGTTTTACGCCCGTTGACTGCGGGTGAAGCTGATGCCATCAACGAGCGTTGTTTCAAATTTCGCCCAGGTAAAGGCGGCAAAATGGAGCGCGTTTTTGATGTGGTGAGATACAATCGTGAAATTTGCGTGGCGTCGATTGTGTACCCAGATTTAAATGACCGTGAGCTACAAGAATCCTATGGTGTGCTAGGTGCGGACAAGCTATTTGCTGAAATGTTTCTTTTAGGAGAAGCAAACCAAATTCTTGAGAAGGTAACGGAAATTTCAGGATTAGATAAAACGATGGACGAAGAGGTCGAAGAAGCAAAAAACTAATTGAAGAAGGTGGAGAGGCATTTTACGCACATATTGCTCTCCACCGTTTTCATTGGCGACCTCGTGAATTTTTGGAAATGGATCGAAAAGAAAAAGCATTTGTCATTGCGAGCATTCAGTTGGAATTAAAAAAAGAGAAAGAAGAACACGACCGCATAAAAAGCAAAATGAGGGGGTGAGCGAATGGCTGGAGTGCAAACAACGTTAGCGTTAAACGACAAATTGACAGGACCTCTGATGAAAATGATTCGTGCGATGGATGCAACCATTCGCGTCATGGAAAAGATGGATGCGAGCGCGACTCAATTAGATACGAAAGGATTAGCGAAAGCGCGAAAAGCGATTACAAACGCATCGGCCGATTTAGAACGTCTAGTTTTGGCGTCTAAACAATCGGCCGATGCTTTAACCCCGCTTCAGTCCAAATTTTCCAGCTTGCCTCCCCCTATTCATCAAGCAACTAGCGCCGTCAGAGGATTCTTTAGTGCTTTTGCTGGTTCGGCGGCAGCTTATATGGCATTGGAGGCGATCAAACAAGGAGCGAAAACATTTGTAGAAGCGTCGGATACGTATGTTTCTACATCAGCCCGTTTAGCGAATATCAATGACGGTTTGCAAACACAAGCGCAACTGCAAGAGAAAGTATATCAAGCCGCCCAGCGTAGCCGAAGCGGTTATGTCGATATGGCCAATTCAGTGGCAAAGCTAGGGTTGCTAGCAGAAGATGCTTTCAAAAACAATGATGAGATCGTCCGTTTTTCGGAGTTGATGGGAAAAGCATTCACCGTATCCGGCGCATCGACATTTGAGCGTCAGGCTGGTATGTATCAGCTGACGCAAGCCATGGCGGCCGGCAAACTACAGGGCGATGAATTTCGTTCTATCATGGAAAACGCCCCATTGTTAGCACAGGCCATTGCCGATTTCACTGGAAAAACAAAGGGACAACTCAAGGAAATGTCAGCCGAAGGAACGATTACGGCGGATATTATCAAAAATGCCCTGTTTAAGGCTGCGGATGAGATCGAGAAAAAATTTAAAAACATGCCTTTAACCTTCTCCGATGCGATGACCATGTTCAAAAACTGGGCGTTCCGCGCATTTGAACCGTTGCTGATTCGGTTTAACCAGTTCGTGAACTCTGATGCGTTCGCTACGATGGCGGAACATGCGATGTTTTTTGTCAACGTGTTTATTAAAGGCATGGATCTTGCTTTTGATGCGCTGGAGTTTTTCTATCGAATGGTTGGTGCCGTTGGACGGTTTTTTGAAGAAAATTGGTCGTGGATTGCGCCAGTTTTAACGGTCATTGGCTCTGTTTTGGCTGGGATTGGTGCAATTTTGCTTGGCCTTGCAGCGAAATGGTTGGTAGTGCGAGCAGCTACCCTCATGGCAGCAGCCGCAAAATGGGTATACGATGCAGCTATGCTTAGCTCCCCAGCCACGTGGGTATTACTGACGCTCATTGCTTTAATCGGATTCGTTGCTTATGCCACGGTAAGATGGGGAGAACAAACAGCTGCGGTGATTGGATTTATTACAGGGTTGTTTGCGGCGTTGGGGGCTTATATTTGGAACAGTGTGGCCAACCTATGGAATCTGTTTGCAACGTTTGCTGAGTTCCTGGCCAACGTGTTTATCGATCCGACATACGCCGTTAAAAAGTTGTTCTACGATTTAGCCAAAATGGTGATCGACAACATGGCGGCGCTCGCCGGGTCTTTTGATCGTGCGGCCAATGCGTTGGCTCGTGCTTTTGTAGCTGGCGCAAATATTGCGATTGGAGCCATTAACGGTCTGATTAAAGCTCTGAACATGATACCAGGCGTGAACATCGGAACGATCGGCAAACTGAGTGCCGGATCGGTAAGCAACATCTCCGGTGGATTGAAAAGCTGGGCAGCAAATCTTCAAGCGCCGACAAGCAGCAAAAATGTGGTTAGTATTCCACGGATGAATTTGCTCAGCCTTCCCAAAGCGTTTGACGCGGGGAATAAAGCCGGTATCAACTTCAGCAAAAACGTATCAGATAAGCTGGCAGGAGTGTGGGATAAAGCGAAAAGCCTAATTCCGAATGGGAAAACAGGCAATCCGTTCAAATCTTTTCCGTCCCAAGCGCTTGGTAATCAAATCGCCAACAGCCCTGGCATGAAGAATCCCATTGGAAATGATAAAGGCAAAAACCCGACCGGCGGCAAACTGGATAAGGTCGGAAAGGTTGGGAAGATTGATGATGAGGTGAATATTGCTGAGGAAGATTTAGAAGTGTTCAAAGAGTTGGCGACAATCAAGTCGATTCAGAACTTCATCACACTGACACCGACTGTCCAAGTTCAAACCGGCGATATTCGCAGCGAAGTTGACATTAACAAGTTGATCCGACGTATTGAACAGCTCATGTCAAATGAAATCGCACGGTCGGCGGAAGGGGCGTACTCATGACGGAAAGAGCCATATATTTTGTCGTGAATGACCGGGAATTCTTCCGTCTCCCGGTTAACCCCGAAAAGGTGAATGTGAAGGAAGAAGGGGACGGAGAAGAATTTACGATTGCCTCGTTAGGGAAAGTGAATGTCCCGAAGTCAGCAAAGCTGAAAAGTTTTACTCTGGAGTCCTACTTCCCAGCACAACCGACGCACTATTCAGCGACGGTCTTTAAAAAGCCGAAGGATTATATTCGTTTGTTGGAAAAGTGGCTGAATCACAAACAGCCCGTTCGATATATTTATGTCAATGGGCCGTTTACGATTAATGAATTGGTGACCATTGAGCGTTTTGAATACGACGAGTCTTTTGGTAGCGAGGACGTCAACTTTTCTCTTGAGTTAAAAAAATATGTACCATTCGGCCCAAAAAAAATGAAAATCGCCAAGGCAAAAAACGGAACGAAACAAATCGTGAAGAAGAATACCCCCACTCGGCAAAATACGAAGCCGAAACCAACAACCTATACGCTTAAAAGAGGGGATAGCTTGTGGAAGGTGGCGCAGTATTACACGGGCAGTGGTCATAGATATCGTGAATTGCAGAAATTGAACGGTATCAAGGACAGTCAATTGCGCCGATTGCCTATCGGCTTAGTGCTAAAGATCCCGCCAGACTGGGTGAAATGAAATGGAAGTGTTCATCGATAATCGAGACGGAACCATATGGGACATGCCCGTGGCCAGCTTAAAATGGACAACCAGCCGGATCGGGAAAGCCGGCACCTTGGAAGCAAAGTTGGTGATAGAGGATCCGCGTAAGTTTTCCATCAATAGTGGAGCCGTGATTCGTGTCACCGACGGATCATACAAGATTTTCTACGGCTATGTGTTTGAAACAGGATTCAATGCGGATAGTGATTTTAGTGTTAAGGCGTATGATCAGCTTCGATATTTGATGTACAACGACACCTTTGTCTTTTCTTCAACAACGGCCACGGCCGGCATTAGGAAAATTGCAACCGATGCAGGGTTGAAAATTGGAACGTTTGAAGAAACGGGATACAAAGTGCCAGCGATGGTAGAAGACAACAAGAAAGCGTTCGATGTAGTATCGAAGTTTTTAGACTCTACGCTAATTGCGACGAACAGAAACTATGTGTTGTTCGATAATTTTGGGAAATTGGAATTGCGAAATATCAATAACATGGCCATCCAAGCAGACGACTTCTACATTGGAGAAGAGAGTCTGCTTTTTGATTTTGAGTACAAAAAATCGATTGACGATGAAACATACAATCGCATCAAAATCGCACAAGACAATAAGAAAACAGGCAAACGAGAAGTGTATATCGCCCAGGACAGTAAAAACATCGCGAAATGGGGACGATTACAAGAGTTTCGCAAAGTCGATGAAAAGATGAGTGCGGCACAAATCAAAGACTTGTTGGACAAGTTAATCAAGTTGCGTAACCGTGAAACGAAATCATTGAAACTCACCTGCCTCGGCCATTGGAAAGTGCGCGCCGGTTGTTTTGTGTTTGTGTACATCGAAAAGATCGGCATCAAGCAATATTTTCTCGTTGACGAATGCACGCACAACTGGGAAGGCGGCGTGCACACGATGCAATTAGATTTGAAGGTGATTTGAGATGAGCTTGATAGATTTAATTAAAACAGTTGCTGTGAAAGCTGTGGAAGCGACTAATCCAGTTAATGTGTTGTTTGGCACGGTTGTATCCGAAAGCCCTCTTGCGATTCAAATACATCAGCGATTGAAACTGACGGAAGAATTTTTGGTTGTTACGGAGCAGGCGGAACAAGCAAATCTAAAAGGCGGCGATAAAGTAATCCTGCTTCGCGTTCAAGGAGGCCAGCAATTTGTGGTTTTAGATAAGGTGGTGAAGTGATGGCAGTATTACCTTCTGAAGATATTTTGATGGATGATACAGATATCGTCGATACTTCCGTCTTTCCTACCAAAACGTATCGTCTCGACTTTGAGAGAGGCCGGTGCATCGGAATGATTGACGGGTTGGAAGCTATCAAGCAATCGATTTTCAAAATGTTGAGCACCGAACGATTCAAGCATTTAATTTATAGCGATGATTACGGCTTTGAAAATCTAAGTGGCAAAGAAAGATTGTTTGTCCAAGCAGAATTGCCTCGGAGAATCGAAGAAGCGGTGCTTCAAGACGCGCACATCCTAGCAGTCGAAGACATCAGCATTCAGTTCCAGGCGGATTCAGCTATCGCCACGTTTGTTTGCCGAACTGTCTATGGAAAGATAGAGGCGTCCAAAGAGGTGAGCAGTATTGTTTGAGGACCAAACGTTTGAGGCAATTTTGCAGAGGATGCTTGATCGAGTTCCTGACGATGTTGATAAACAAGAAGGTTCTGTCATTTATGACGCGTTGGCGCCAGCTGCGATGGAATTGGCGCAGATGTATGCAGAACTGGACGTTGTTTTGCGTCTTGCGTTCGGAGAAACCTCGACGGGTGAATATTTGGATCGACGTGCAGCGGACTTTGGTGTGTATAGAAAACAAGCGACGCCGGCCATTCGAAAAGGAGTGTTCACGGATGAGGGCGGCGCGCCGTTTGACATTCCGATCGGGAGTCGATTCCGGCTCAATGACATGGTCTATGTCGCTATCGGAAAAATTGCAGACGGTCAGTTCCGTATGCAAGCAGAAACATTAGGAAGCGCGGGCAATCAAGAGTTTGGGAGTCTGCTTCCGATCGAACCGATTGACGGACTAGGAACAGCGATACTAGCAGATGTCCTCGTTCCGGGTGAGGATGAAGAAAGTGATGACTCCCTTCGAAAACGTTTTTTGCAGAAGGTACGGGAGCCCGGAACGAGTGGAAATGCGGCGGATTATAAGCGATGGGCGACAGAAGTGGCTGGTGTGGGCGCAGCAAAAGTAACACCACTTTGGAACGGCCCTGGCACCGTCAAAATTACAATCGTTAATACGGATATGCGGCCAGCTACAAATGATTTGGTTTCACAAGTACAAGAATATATCGAACAAATACGACCCATCGGTGCGGCTGTTACAGTAGCGTCTGCTACAGGGAAGCCAATCGACATTTCAGCGAATGTGGTGCTTGCGTTAGGGTATACACTACAAAATGTACAAGATGCTTTTATAGCATCACTTAATGAGTATTTGAATGAAATTGCTTTTTCCGTGACTTATGTGAGTTACGCAAAAATCGGGACACTTTTATTGAGTACACCAGGTGTCATTGATTACAGTGAATTGACTGTGAATGGAAGCACGGCGAATGTTGCGTTGCAAGATGATGAGGTGCCGATTATCGGAATGGTGGCACTGGGGGTGCAAGGGGTTGGCGTATCCTGAACAAATTGATCGGTTTTCAACGAAGTTAAATAAAAAACTGGACGGCAATCGGTATGTTATTGAGGAAGAAGTCATCCCGATCAATGGCGTCTACGAAGGCGAATTGAAGCATGACAACGTGGTGAAAGATACAATCCGTGTGTATACGGGATCAAAAATGACAGGGAATCGCATTGATCAGTTTGTTTTGTCTGTTCCGTCTGAACGGCCATGGCGAACGATGATTAAGATATTTTCAAACGCCCCAAAGCTCTATATATCTTACGAAACGCCAGGCGATACGGTTGAGGCTGATGATGTGAATATGCTTCAGGAGGCAATCACGGCCACACAAACGGAATTAGAGCGATACAAAACCGATGGAATGATTGATGGAGGAACTTTCTTGAGGGAGGGATGATAATATGCCCCAAACCATACGGATTAAAAGGGGAACTAAGGCGCAACTGGATGCATACGGTCCGTTGCAACAAGGGGAAATGGGATTTTGTACGGACACAAAAGAAGTGTATATTGGAGACGGTACGATAAATACTTTAGTCGGACGTGTAATGTCCGGAACGTTGGCAAATCGTCCTAACGCGTCAGTGCAGGGAAGGTTTTATTATGCGACAGATGACGGATATCTATATTTGGACTTGGGTACGGCATGGCAACGAATCAGTACAAAGAACCTGACGGATTTAAACGGAACCATTGACGATATTGCGGACGGTACGAACTATGCAAAAATCAAAAAAGCAGACGTAACAGGCGGAAGCGTCAATAAAGTGTCAGACGGCACCAAAACGGCCACCGCAGCGCAAATCCGAGACCATATCGACAATGCTGCTATCCACCGTCAAATCAACGATGCGGGCACAGGACCAACAGACCTGTGGAGCGCGCAAAAAATCCGAAACGAGATTGAACTCGCAAAACGCAATATCGAACCGCAAGCCAGCGTCAAAAACCGCATCACTACTACACCGCCAACTACGCCGGCAGTCGGTGATCGCTACATCATCCCTTCAGGCGCAACCGGCGCATGGTCGGGTCAAACCAACAAAATTGCAGAATGGAATGGGTCGGCATGGGATCTGTACACACCACAAACTGGATGGACGTGCTATGTCGATGATGAGCAAAAGATTTATAGCTGGAACGGGACGGCTTGGGTGCGCACGGGCGGAGCGTTGCAGACGATCACAGCCGGAAACGGTTTGACGGGTGGTGGTCAGGCCGATACGGTCACTCTGCATGTCGGCGCGGGAAACGGAATCAATGTCTTGGCGGACACGGTGGAAGTGAAGGCGTATAGGGGTATTACGGTGGATGCAAATGGAGTAGCTGTGAATATCGATGGGAGCAGTATTGTCTATGATTCAGTGAACGGAAACCGGCTTATGGTGGCTGTCATCGACGGTGGAACGTTCTAGGAGTGGTGAATAATGCCAAGACAAGTATTGATTAAGATAAGGAGAGGAACAGAAGCCCAACTTCCTGTACTGGATGTCGGTGAACTAGGTTTTTGTACAGACACAAACAAGTTGTATATCGGTACACCGAACGGAAATCAGCTTCTTGTGGCAGCTCAGTCTGTCGGTGACATGTTGAAAAGCATCTATGATACAGATTACGACGGGAAGGTAGACGCGGCAGAAACGGCGGATAGCGTGCCGTGGACAGGAGTGACAGGGAAGCCGAGTACATTTACTCCCAGCAGTCATAAGTCAACGCATGCGCAGGGAGGTTCCGATCCGTTATCTCCTTCTGACATTGGTGCTGTAAATAAAACTGGGGATTCGATGACGGGTCCATTAACCGTTCCATCTTTGATAGCAAAAATCTCGATCCCGTCGTCCTCACCACCATCAGCTTGGCCTAATGGGTTCGTTGCCGGTATCGTCTACCAAAACGGCTATCCTGTCCCTTATGGAACGATCTTCTCTTATAAAGGGACAAGCGAAGCATCATGCGTCCAACTTTTGCAATCGTGGCCGGGAAATGATGGAGGGGAGGCCTATTTATACGTCCGTTCAGCAAGGGATGTTACGGATATGTTCGGTGCGTGGCGGAAGATATGGGGAGAAAACAATGACGGTGCTGGAAGCGGACTTGACGCGGATTTGCTGGACGGAAAGCACGCAACGGATTTTATGCCCAAAGGCCCGATCACTTGGAATCAACTGAAAGGGGTGTGATGGATGTACGGTCAAACTTTGTACGGCGCGACTCTCTTTGGCACAGATCAGCAAGAACATTCATCACCAGCCACATCGGTTGATTTGTTTCAATATCTTCCTAATTACTATCGAGGTATTCGGGAGTTTGAAGAGATAATGAACGCAGAAGGAGAAGAGCTTGGAAAGCTCTGGTCAGAGATCGATAATCTTCCCAACCAATTTTCTGCCACAACAGCTACATGGGGATTGTCGTTTTGGGAGTCTGAACTTGGTCTTGCTGTTGACCCGACAAAGCCGATGGAGTGGCGAAGGGAACGAATCAAGGCGAAACTTCGTGGCGCCGGAACCACGACAAAGCAGATGATTCAGAACGCCGCGGCTGCATTCAGTGGCGGCGAAGTCGATGTCATCGAGTATCCATCCGAGTATCGATTTGAGGTCAAATTCATCGGCGTAAAAGGCATTCCACCAAACATGGCAGGGTTCATCGAAATGCTGGAGCAAATTAAGCCTGCGCATTTGGCGTACAGCTTCAAATACACATACACGGTGTGGAATGCGGTTAAAAATCTCACATGGAATCAAGCCACAAGCAAGACATGGAACGAGCTCAAGGTATATGAGGGAGCGTGAAGGGGATGAAACTCACAGGGAACTTAGGTTTAAAGAAACCTGAAGGCACAGATGTCGTCAACATTGATGACTTGAACCAAAACTTTGACATTTTGGACGTGGAAGTGACTAAGCTAGCTACGGTATCAGAAGCAGGGCGAATGTCTGCGGCAGACAAAGTTAAACTGGATGGTATCGAGTCGGGCGCACAACGGAATACAGTAACGAGTGTCAACGGAAAAACCGGCGCTGTCACCCTCACCTCCTCTGATGTCGGAGCAAGTCCAACAGGGCACACCCATACATTTGCGGAAGTCACGAATAAACCGACAACGCTGTCTGGGTACGGAATCACAGACGCGATTTCATCCAGCCAAAAAGGCGCGGCGAACGGCGTCGCTTCACTTGACGGGAGTGCAAAAGTGCCGACGACACAATTGCCGAGTGCAAGCACGACGCAAGCGGGGATTGTTCAGCTAGACGATACATTGACAAGTGCTTCGACGACAAAAGCGGCGACGGCGAATGCGGTGAAACAGGTGAATGATGCAGTTGTTGCGCATTCGGCTGATAATGCGGCGCATATTACATCAGCCGAGAGAACGAAATGGAACAGGGCGGATTCGAAAGCTCAAGATTTAGAAATTCTCTACTGGATGGGGGCGATGTAATTGGCGGCAACTCCAAAACGATTATATAAAGGAACAGCAGGAACATCCGCAACAACGGCTTATACTGTTCCAACGAACACAACTACAATTGTAAAAAATATCGTGATGACAAATAAAACTGGAAGTGCAGCAACCATTACGATTACGATTGCAGGAGTAGAAGTAGTTAATAACTATTCAGTTGCGGCAAACGATACCGTTGTGATTGATTTGTCGTTGGTGATGAGTGCAACAGAAACAATCACAGTGCGAGCTGGAACAGCCAACGCTATTAATGTATATATTTCCGGCGTGGAGGTGGCATAATGGGGATTCAGCGATTGAAACCTGTTAGCAGTGGGACAGACTTCGACAAATATACTCCAAAAACATCTGTTAACAATAGTAACTCAACATCATGGTCACCGACATTAATTGTGTCGGGAAAGGGTATTTTGATAGGAGTGGCACAAAGAATGCGGTCTGGTTATACCGACAGTCATATAAGGATAAATATAGATGGAGTGGTTGTGTTTGATAGTTCAGTAACAGATATTCCTTTTACCCGTCTATCAAAATACGATAACGGAAATTCTATTCCATTCATGCACCCATTTAAAAATAGTCTTGTTGTGGAGCATAAATTATCTAGTGGCGATGGGTCAGATGCGGTAAATACTATCGTAAGTTATTTACTAGAATAGGAGTGATATTTATGTTACAGGTCTTACGTCAGTATATTGAAGGAGATATGCAAGTCGTTGAGTATACAAAAGACGGTGAAAATGTTTCTCATATGGTAAAAACACCTATCCAAAACGAAACCGCAGGGGAGCAGTTGCCACCTTTGCCTCCGAACCTACTTTTACAATTACAACAAGAAAATGCTGAATTAAAAGAACGAATTGAAATTATACAACGAGCATTAGATGCTTTACTGTTAGGAGGTATGTAAGATGGCGGCTTATCTTGCTCAACGAATCATTGACGGAGCGTACACATACGATTATGTAATTCAGCGTCGCCCTGATCTGAAAGAAGAGATTGACGCTTATTTAATTTCTAAGGGTAGAGAGGATTTAATTACACAGTAGGACGATACTGCGCAATAAGCACACTTTATACAGGTGTGCTCTTTTTACTTTAAGCGGGAAAGCGAGGAAAACGAATGAAGCATAATACCAACACTCTATACACCACGATCACAGGCGGTAGCGCATCAGCTATCGCCTATTTAATTGGCGGAGTCGATCATCTTGCCATTGCTCTTGGGATCATGATGGCGGCGGATTACATTTCGGGTCTGATGGTCGCTGTTGGTACAAAAGAGGTTTCTTCAAAAACCGCCTTTAGAGGACTCATGAAAAAGGTGGCCATGATTTTAGCTGTCATCGTGGCAAACCAGTTAGACGCGGTAACGGGCAGTGGGGATTTTATGCGCAATACGATGATTATGTTCTTGATTGGTAATGAAGGAATCAGTTTCATCGAAAACCTTGGGCGTTTAGGTGTATCCATTCCAGGACAGGTTTCGAAGGTATTTGCGCAACTAAAAAATGAAAATCAGAAGGGAGAGAATAAACAATGAGCGTATGGACAGAAAAGTTTATTCGTGTGAACAAGTATTCGCGTCCAGGGTTAAAACTCAAAGGTGTGAAAAAGCTTGTCTTGCATTGGACAGCAAATCCAGGTGCATCGGCAGCGAATCATTTCACGTATTTTGATCGAACCATCATTCAAGCACAACGATACGCCTCGGCGCATATTTTTGTGGATAAAAACGAAGCAATCAACATCATTCCACTTGACGAAGTCGCCTATCATGCGAACGACGGGACGTATCGCGGCGTTCCGGAACTGAAGCCGAACGCGAATTTTCTATCCATCGGTGTGGAAATGTGTGTGGAAAAAGACGGCACGTTTCATCCAGACACCATCTCTCGTACAGAAGATGTATTTGTAGAGCTCTGCAAAACATTTAAGTTGGATCCAATTAAAGACATTGTGCGGCATTACGATATTACCCATAAAAATTGTCCGGCGCCATGGGTAAAGGATTCCAAGGCGTTTGAAGACTTCAAACAACGAGTAAAGGCTAAAATGAGTCCACCTAAAGCCAATGTGTCATATTACACGGTGAAACCTGGAGATACACTGTCTGGAATCGCGGCAAAAAACAAAACGACAGTAGCCACTTTACAGAAACTCAACAACATCAAGAATCCGAATATAATTCGTGTCGGACAAAAAATACGCATAAAGTAATCCCTTGCCACTCGGCAGGGGATTTTTTGTTTTTATCTTCCCTCCGAAAGAAGTCTCCTACTTCTAAACGTGAAGGTGCGCCAGCACCAGTGAAAGTGGGAGATGA